CGATCGAGTAGCTCGTCGTCGGCGTCTGGCGCATCACAATCACTGCGTCGTCGGCGCCGAGGATTCTGGTTGCGTCGTAATGGGAGTTCGAGTTAGCGCCGCTAAGCACGACTGTCGCGGACGACGCAATCCCGGTGGCAACGTCGGCCGGATCGATCGCGCGCACCGTGATCCCAGTGGCGCTCGACTCGTCGATAAACAGCAAGATCTTGGTCTCGAGCGCGACCAGTCGCGGCCTCGTCGACTGCGACGGGACGGTTACCGCAGTCGGTGCTACCAGGACCGATCCGGTTGTCTTGTCCATTGCGGCGACGTAGACGGTAGACGCGTCACGCCACGCGTACACGATCACGCCGTCGAGCTCGGCGCGATCGCCCTCGATCTGATCGCCCGTCGAAACGAACACGCTCTCTTCGTCGACCTTGATCGCCAGGTGCGTGCCGCGGCTCACCCACTTCGACAGCTGCGCATTCCAGCTGTAGAGCGAGTCCTTGTCAAAGAGGAGCAGCTCGCTGCCGTTGACGACAATGCGACGCGCTTCGGTGATCGAGCCCCCGCCTAGGACATCGGATCCGAGCGCGGCGTACGGCAGTCGCGTCTGTAGCCCGCCGATCTCGTCGAATTGGACGTCCTTGCAGATCGTCAGCTCGGGCGCTTGGAGCGCGCGCGGGTCAGGCTTCTGGTTGAGCCCCGCGGCGAGCGGCATGTGCCACGTTTGCCAGTTGAGCCCGTTCATAAAACCACCAGGTCAACGGTCACGGTAGCGCCGTAATCGTTGGCGACGAGCGTCACGTACTTGCTTCGATCGTTTGCCGCGTCGCGGATCTCGTCGACTCGTCCGCTCGTGACCGCTCCGCGCGGAGGCGAGATCAGGACTACGACCGGCCTGCCGAATCCGTGCGGGACCGTGCGCTGAACGCCGTCGACGAGCTCAACGTCCTTGATGATCCGCGCCCCCGCAAACGGCCCGCGCTGCAGCTCCCCGATCGCGTCGTGGTGACTGCGCCGGACGCGCTCCGCCTGATCGTCGGCGAGCTTGATCGCGAGCAGTGAAATCACCTGTCCCACCACCCGGGTGCGCGGTAGACGTGATCCTCGTCGTCGTCGACGATGCGGCGCCTGGCCTCGATCGACCGATTTGCCGCGTCGTGCATGAGCCGCTCGCGCGCAGCTTCACGCTCGGCGAGCGCAAGCCTGACATCCGACTCCGACTTGGACAGCGCTTTGACCGTGACCCCCCAAACCAGGAAGGCCAGCCCGTGATAGGAGACCACGTCGACCACTTCGCCGTCGGCGAATCCAGACACATTGGTCGGCTGCTGCAGGTAGTACCAGCGATAGGTCCCGCTCGCCGGATTTGGAAAAAGGAACAACTGGTCGTCGACGAGTGACCAACAGCGAGCCTCACCGACGGAGCCGCGCAGGCTGGCCTCTTCCTGATGCATGGCCTCAGACAGGGTGAACTCCCTGCCGTCGCCATCGACGCGCGTGATCAAGAGCGTCTTGTGATGATCGGCGGGCTCCTCATAACTGTCGGCGCCCGTCGTGACAACGTCGGTCGTCGTCTCGAAATACCGGAGCCCGGTATCCGAGACGATCGACCACAGCTCACCGTAGGTTTCCTCGATGAGCGATTTCCACTCGGCGCCACTGATGTGCTCGTCATTTTCCTTGTCCGCGCGCCTTTTACAACGCGTGACCAAATCGCCCATCGTGTAGCGCCTCGGCATGCTAGGTGATCACCGACTGCGCCGCGAACGCGAACGCGACATCGAGGTACTGATCTGCCTCGAGATCATCGGCCGTGTCAGACGCGTTGTAGACGGTCACCTCGATATACCCGAGCGCGCCCGCAGTCGGAGCAACGTACGTATCACCGGCGAGCGTGTATCCCGCGACGCCCGATGGCGTAGCGGCACGAAACGCGTGACCGGAGATCCCGACGAACGTTCCGGGGTTATCCGCGAACTCGAACTTGTACACGCCGGCGGCGGTCTTGGTCACCGCGACACCGTGGCCGGCGCGCACTGTCGGATCGTCGTCGCCTGTGCCGGTGATCCCGACACGGATCAAGCGCTCCTCCGCGATCGAGCTCCTGCCGTGGGAGAAATTCATCGCTCCCACCAGCCCATCCGCAGCTTGTAGATCGTGGCAGCGCTCTGCGACGGCGCGTACGGCGCGAGCAGATACTGATCAGTCGGGCCAAGGATCACCGCCGGGCGGCTGATCACGTGGCGAGCGGCTGCGGACGCAACGACGTTGGCCCCGACGCTCGGATCCATCCCGTACTGATAGACGTACCGATCGCCAGCGAGCTGGATCGCCGCGCGAATCTGCCCGTGGCCGAGGTAGCGGGCGCTCGCAGACTCGGCGCCCACCGTTACCGCACCACCAAGCAGGTGCAGCAGGTTGCCAGCGAACATGCTGGTCTCGGCGCTCTGCATATTCGGATTGACGATCGTCAACTCAGACCCGCCGCCGGTCCGGCGCGTGGTGCCGGTGTCGAGCTCGTCGGCCCAGTTGTCGGCAGTCCCGTTCGCGCCTGCCGTGACAACGTCGAGCTCGATGAAATCGAGGTAGATACGCTTGGTCGCGCCCGACGGAACGCGCATGAACACGAGCGCCTTGGTCATCGTGTCGTCGGCATCGGCCAACACCGGAGCGGCGTGACCGGCCAGCGTGGTTGCTGCGTCGTTGATCGCGTTGTGCGCGATAAAGTAGCTGCCCTCTTCGACGAGCGCGCGGCGATCGACGGGGCGAACCATGGGCTCGCCGTATCGGGTCAGGCGGAAGCGGCCGGACTCGCCCTGGTTGAGTGGACTCGGCTGCGAGCGGTCGCGGCCTACGCCTCGGATGTTCGTATCGTTGCTCATGACGCTTTCTCTCTCTCGGGACTAGCCCGTCAGTGCTGTGAAAAAGTTGTGGAGTTGCTGTGAACGATCACTCGGCGACGGATCCGACAGCGTGCTCGCTCGGATCGGGCTGGAGGTAGTTGCCGTAGAAGCACGAGCGATACTCGAAGGAGTCCGCGCTGCCGCTCCACTGGTACTGACCGCCGTCGGACGTGCGAACCCAGTGCACGATCTTTGATCCCAGGTAGCAGATCTTGTGGGACTTCGGATTCCAGCCGCGAACCACCGTGAACGGACAATCGGGATCCGACATGAGCCGGATCGGCGAGCCGGCCGCGTGGATCGTGATCGACTCGAATCCGATATTCGCGGCACCGCCCGGATTCGTGTACTCGACCTTGGCGCCGAGGCGCTTGACGATCTCCTGGAATTTCACCGGGTGCACGACACCGCGCGTGATCCGGTGGTGGAGGCAGTGAACATCGACCGCGAGATCTCCGATGACCTCCTCGGGGTAGATGCCCGAGTTATCGACGCGCGATCCGGCCAGCGCCTCGACGTCGTTGCTGCGGTTCACGCCGCGGAACGAGTCGCTCGAACCTGGAGCCGCGAGCGGGGTGGCTAAAGCCATCCCCTCGATGCACGTACCCGGCTCGCCGAACGCGAACAGGTAATCGTCGTCGATGAATCCAGCGATTGACGTCTCGTCAGCGAGCGTAATCTTGTTGTCGGCGCGATTGACCTTTGTAACGTAGGTCGATCCGACGCGCGGCGAGCTGCCGTCCGAGCTGGACGACGCGCCAACGCGCATACCGCGCTTGAACTTGTCAGCGCTGCGCGCCGTCGTCAGCGTAACGATGTTCCCGGAGATCGACGATCGACGACCACGGACGCCGTTGCCGTCGCCGAATAGATCGAACGCTAGTCGCGCGCCCATCTCTTCGAGCGTGCCGTCCACCTGCGCGGTGACCCACTCGAAGAATGCGCCGCGCCCCCTGAGCGATGCGCGAAGGATCGACGGGCGATCCATCTTGAGCACGCCGTACTTGAGCATCGGCTCCGCTGCAAATTGCTCGCCCTTGATGACGCCGCTGTTGCCGTCTGCGCCGCTCGCTGCGTCGGTGTACGTGCCGCTGATGCTTTGCGGGTTTCCGGTCTGCACCGCATAACGGAAGTCCTCGCCGGTGAGCCCCTGATCTTTCGCGATCTCGAAATACGTCGGATGATCACGCATCGCGATATCGGCCGACTTGTCGTCCGAATAGCCGCGCTTCATGATCCATGCGACGTCGCCAAATGCCGAATCGGCCATTGTCCTGCCCTTTGCTTGCTGCAACGCAACGCGTGCAGCGGTGACGCTCTAGCTCTTTGAGCCCGTCGTCTTGTGGGCAAAAACAGGGTGTGGACTTCGTCGCGATCTAGTCGTAGTTGCCGCTGAGCCGCAGGAACTCTTCCTTTGGTGACAGCTTCGTCTCTTCGGTCTTCACCGGCTCCTTGGTCTTCGCCTTCTCCGGTGCGGTCTTGGTCTTGATCTTTGGTTCTTGGGTCGCGGCCTGTGCCGGCGTGGCGGCACGTGGATCGATCCCGTGATCCCGTAGCACGCGGCGTCGGTCCTTTTCAAACGCGATCATTACGGACTTCGGCGCCGGGGGTGTCCCGGTCTCTTGACCGATCCGATACGCGATGGCAGCCAGATCGGCCTTGGCCTGCTTGGGATTCGCCTTGAGGTACTGCTTAGCCAGTGGCGTCTTGTCGGTCGTGGCAGCGGCGACGGTATCTAGATACGCGTCGAGCGCCTGATCGGCCTTGGAGGACTCATCTCGCTCCTTCTCGGAGCGCTCGCGTTCCTCCTTCCACTTCTTGAGACTGCCGATCTCTTCGGTGAGCTCGCGATCCTTCATGAGCTGCGCAGCGGCAGTACGAGCCTTTGGATCGTCCTTGGCCTTCGAGAGCGTGTAGAGGATCTGAGCGACGTGCTCGTACTGATCCTCCTGGACGCCGAGCGCTTGAAGCGCTGCGGCAGGATCGATCGACGCACGGTGTGCCAGTCGCTCGAAGCGCTCTGCGGCCTCGACACGTGGCGCCCATTTCGCCTCGACGTCCTTGATGCGCGCGGCGAAGTCGGAATCGCGCGACGCCCATTCATTCTCGCGCTGCTCGCGCAATCGCTTGTCCGTGCGCCGGACATGGGAGAGCCGCTTCGCGGTCTCGTCGTCGACCTCCTCGTCTGGCTTGACCTCTTCGTCGTCGTCGTCGAGATCGTCGTCCGGATCGGGCTTCTCTTCGTCGCTGTCGTCCTCGTCGAGATCGCTGTCGTCGTCGACCTTCGGCGCCTCTTCCTTAGCAGGCTCGGCGGGCTTCTCGTCCGGGGTCTCGGTGGTCGGCGTCTCGACACCGGCCATGAACGCGGCGCGAATCGCGTCCTGGTCTACCCCGTTGCTAGCGACCGCGTCACCGGACGCCACGTTGGCAGCGGCCGAATCCCCAGCGACAACGTCATCTGCCATCCGTGTAAGATCTACACGATTGGGCTGTCAAGGTCCATACCCGGATCAATATCCGCGCCTGAGGAGCCACGAAATGGCGTGTATGTCCGCCGGTGGGTGAACGTCCGCCGGTAGATCCTGCGGTTGGCTCACCGCGATGACCTCACCATCACCGGTCTGCGCGACTACGGCGCCCGATCCGACGCCGCTCACAATCAACGACACCGATCCATCTCCAGTCTGCGCACCAACGGTGCCCGACCCCGACGCAGTTCGCTCTGCGCCTTCCTCGACTGCCTCCGCAGATCCGGATCCGGTCTGCGCTTCCACGGTGCCGGATCCAGCGCCGCTCGCGATCGCGGTGATGTCACCGTCACCGGTCTGTGCGCTCGTCGTGCCCGACCCGGTAGCGCTCGCGATAGCGGTCGACGAGCCAGCGCCAGTCTGCACGCTCGTCGTGCCTGCGCCTGCGCCGCTCGCGATCAATGCGGCATCGCCGTCGCCGGTTTGCGCTGACACGGTACCAGCGCCGGATGCCGTCAGCTCGGCGGCGGATTCCGCCTCGGCGGTGCCATCGCCCGTCTGCGCAGCTACAGCTCCCGCACCAGATCCGCTGGCAATGGCAGCGCCTGTGCCGGCGCCGGTCTGTACGGCAGCCGAGCCAGCGCCCGATCCCGTCCGCTCTTCAGCAGGCGCCGGCGCGTCGAGGTAGCTCGCACCGTTCGCCGTAAGCGTTGAGTTGCGATTGCCGCCGCCGCTGACCTTCCGGAATTCCCAGACAACCACGAGTTCGTCGCCGCTGCCCCACGTGCCGCTCGTCCACACGATGTCGTCGTCGTAGTTGCCGGCACCCTCGGCGCCGCCGTGTGTGGTGCCGTAACTAGACTCGGACTGCACCTCACTGGCGGAGTTGCGACGCTGCAGCTTGAAGCGCCACTCGAGCGTCGCCGCCGAGACCGACGCGACGGCGTAGTGAAGCGCCCACGTCTGCTCGTCAGCGAGCAGCTCGTCGGCGGACAAGCTTGCGCGCACCATCGTTGCGACAGGCACGAACGAGGTCGAGCCGATGTTACCCGTAGCGATCGTCGTGCCGCTCGCCTCTAGCGAGAGCGCGGTCGTCGAGACGAGGTAGTTACGCTGCGCCATGGCGGGCGCCCCTCACTACGCGGGCTGCGTGTGATTGTAGCCGGTGACGTTTACTACCTGCGCTTCCGCCACGCTGTTATTGTCCATCTGGATCTCGCCCGAGCCGACGCCGACGGTGCCAGAGAAGATCGTGGCGTCCGCGCTGGTCGTGAAATCGAACTTCGTCGCCGCGGTGCCGCCGCCAGCAGCTGCCTCGCCTGTGCCCGACAGCCCGCCACTCGTGTCGAGTGCAGCGACACCAGTCGCGGCCGCGCCGAACGCGGGATTGTTGAGCGTGATCGTGCACAGCACGACATCGCCCGCGCTCTTGAGTACGAGCTTACCTGGCGAGCCACCGTCGATCGCGTCGACGACAGCGTTACAAGCGGCGTTACGTGCAGCGGTAGAGAGAGTGATCGCCATAGGTCGCTCCTAGCTGGGAAGAATGTCCATTGCCTGCGGTGAGAACGCTGCCGACGGCTGCGCCGCCATCGGATCGGGCATCGCGGCGACATCGCCTGGCATCGGTGGTGCTGCAGCCATCGGCTGCGCGCCGTCGACAGGCATGCCCTGCGCCGGAGCGTTGGCCATGTTGCCCATATACACGGCCTGCACGATGTATTGGCGCAGCGCCTCGAGGATCTCCTCGGATGCCCCGTCGCGAAGCCACTGCGCGTATTCGCGCTGTGCTCGCCACTGGCAGATCTCTAGATTGGTGAGCGGATCCGGCATCACGATATGACCGTCCGCGATGGCGTCCAGGTCGAGCTCGACGACCTCGATGATCGCCGTGTACAGCGACAGCTCGCGCTCGAGATCGGGGTGTTGGAACAGCTTGCGCGCCTGATCGGTCGAGATGATCCCGGCTTGCGCGAACTCGATCACCAGCTGGTAGCGACCGGCCGGCGTGCGGTTGAGGTTCGCAGCCGCCTTCATTTGCACGCGCGCGTCGCACAGATCGACATCCTTCCATTCCATGACCTCTGGACCGAACCGCGACTTGCGCGTGACCTTCGGGGCCTTCGCGCCGAGGTCTTTGCACACCTCGATCAAGAGATAGATCGACCGCAAGATCAGACGCTCGAACTCGAGTTCCTGCGACGCAAAGCGCTGCGTCGTCTGATCTTTGAACTCGCGCATCGCGACGCCTGAATCGAGCCCGGCGGGCTTGGCTCCATGCGTGGCCATCGTCGTCTGCCCGAATTCACGCTGCGCGGCCTCGAGCAGATCGATCCGGCTCTTGTACGTCTCGGCGTTGACCGCTGCGTGTGTGACCGTCACCGGGTAGTCACCGCGCACCGAGACAAAGTTACCGGCGCGGTTGGTCTTGATCGCCACGTTCGCATCCGCGGGCCGGTGGTAGACCGTCGGGTGTGCCGCGTTGTCGTTACCCTTCTCGATCGTCCAGTTGCGTCGGTTGAGTGCGCGCTGAATGCCCATGATCCGCTCTGCAGCTGAGATCTTGTAGAAGCTGTTGATCCGATCGGACCAGATGATCATCGCGAACGGGAAGTGATCTTTCTCCCACGGCTCGTCGAGAAGCGTACGGCCCTCGATCACGAGCGTGACGCGGCCCGGCTTGTAGTTCTTCTTGCCCTTGTCCTTGGCTCCGATCGGCAGGCGGTAGCTCCACAGACACTCCACGTCGTTGGACATGATCGTCCGCGAGTAGCTGTTGCGACGTCGCCGGCCGATCGCTCGCGCCTTGTGGATATCGTCGGCGGCGCCGGGGAAGCGCAGTTCGAGCTCGTCGGCGTCGATATAGTCCCACTGGTGGATCTGCCGCGGATCCCTACCGTCGCGGCACTCCTCCGGTGGCACGACGATATTCTCGAGCAGCACGTGCTCTACGCGCGGCTCGTCGAACACGGCGTGGACCTTGACGAAGCCGTTGCCCTTCTTGGACGCCTCTTTGAATGCCTTACGACACTTCGGCAGGACCTCGTAGCGCGTCGAGAGATCCTCGCTGTACCACTCGAGTCGACGCGCCGTGCGTTGCTGCTTCCAATCGCCTCCGTCCGTCATATAGCGCGCGCGCATATCCGCGTTCGCGATCACCGCTGACACCGTATCGATGTTGCTCGCGATCGCGTTTTCGGTAACGCGATCCTGCTGCCGCCTGTCCGCGTCTGGATTGTTCGGATCGTAGAGGTACTCGAGGCGGAACAGCCGCTCGAACACATCGCCGAGCTCGTCTTCGGCGTGATTTACGAACTGAATGGTGTGCTTGTGGACCTCGTTACGAGGCGCGGTCCACCAGGTGACATCGTGGCTCATGCGCTACTCCTCGTCGTCCGTGTGCCGCTCGGCGCTGCGGCGCTGAGGCACGTGGCCGCCGTACGTGTCACCGTCGTCGAGCGGATTGCCAGGCAAGTCCTCGGCCGCAGCGGGCATGGGCGACGGATCGACGCCAGATAGCGAGAATCGGATATCCCCGATCCACACCACACCTGTCACGCCAGACTCACGAAGCGCTGTAGCGTGCTCCGCAATCGTCTTCAGTGTCCGCCCTAGATCGTCTACTGTCACCAGTCGTCATCTTCGGCCCATTCCGGCAGCGGTGGCAAGTCAGATTCGCCATCGCTTGGAGCGAGCGTGCTAATGGTCGGCTCGACGAACGTCGGTGCGTGCATCTTGTCCGCCGACGATCTCGGCTTCTCGTCCTGGGCCACCTGTCCGCTCTCGAACAGCGCCGCGATCTCGCGAAGGCCATAGACCACGAGATCGCTCGAATTGTGAACGAGTATGTCGTTCGCAAAAAACTCATGCGCTCCGTCGACCGTCAGATCAAAGACTGGCTCGGCGTGACCTGTTCTGGCTGCGCTGACCACACGAACGGGAGCAACACTTGGTATCGTCGTACCTGTTACAGGAGAACGCTTCACCGCACTCGATGCAAGTGCGCCGGACATCATCAATCCTGCTTGCGCGACGCGCTCTTGAATAACAGACGCGCCCACAGATGCGCCTGTTCGGTGTCTTGGCGAAAAACTCGACACCGCAGACCTCGCATCTCCGTCTGTGCACGACAGGCCGTGTTCGTTTAGCGGTCTCGCTGTGCCATGCTCGCCCCTCGGCAGATCTGTGCCACTCGGCAGCCGCCGGAATCGCGAACCTAAGCAGCCTGTCGGTGGACATGGCAACTCGCCAGGCCGTGCGTCCGTGCGCGCTAAGGTGCTCCGATCTGTTGACAGACTCGAGGTTGCCAATGCGGTTGTCGGTGTAGTCCCCGTTTTTGTGGTGAATGTGGTGCTTGTGAGGAATTGGGCCACGGAGCGCGGTCCACTTCGCTCGATGCAAGAATTCACCGTCGGACGCTGTGAAGTACCGGCGCATGCTGGCGTTGTCGGCCTCTGGATATCTACGATATTTCTTGCCGCGGAACACGACGGTAACGCTCTGTCCGTGCTTACCCATTTGCTTACCATACACGACGGCGTCAGTGACGCAATGTTGACCCAGCCCAAATTGGACCACACCGGATGGCCAGCGGTGCCAACGATTTCGGTGCCGCATTCGAACGCCGCGCGCCACGTCTCCCGGACGCCAGTGCACCCCGACCAAGACACCGGCATCAGGCCGTTTCTCGTCCACACTCGCTCTCCACGGCGCACATCCTCGATGGGGACGAGCCCGCGCTCTGCTCGTATCATCGTGCCGGCCACGAGGCAGTGATTCGCCTGCGCCGGATCCTCGACGAGCTTGCCGCTGTCGAGCTCGCGCCACTGCAGCTGCTCGAGCTGTTCCGCCATGGGCGAGCCGAGCAGAACGAAGAATCGCCCGTCAGTGAATTCACCATTGGCGAGCTCGATCGCACCCGCCTTGTACTCGGGTTTCTTGTCGGCCTTGTCCGCCTTGATCCCGTACACGTTTTTCAGATCCTCGAGCAGCGCGTTATCGGTATCGATCACGATGCCGTCGGGCCAACCCGTCTCGCCGAACACGCCTCCGTACGTCGACGGAAACGCTCCGAGCTTGATAAACCGATCGACCTGATCGGCACCGAGCAGCAGCTCGGCAATCGGCTTGCCGTATCCCATGCCGGTGCGCTCGAAGCTCATGCACTGCCACTTGCGGCGCTGCGGGTCGTGCGGCGAAAACGCGAACACCGAGCACGCGAACGGATCTTTGTGGCCCGAGTCCATCGGCACCGCGAAGCGCCAATCGGTGAGATCGGGATGGTCCTTCTTGAGCCTGGCGAGCGCGACGCGCAGCCCCGCGACCCCCTCGATGATCCCGCGACCGTCGAACGGATCCCAAATATTCCACATGCGGCCATCGTCGAGATAGGGACGGAACGCGCCGAACACGCGCATCGTTCCATCGGTCGCCCAGATCGCGCGATACTCGCGGAGCCAGATCGGGTTGTCGTCGGTCCACTTGTTATCGGCCTTCTCGATCTGCGCCTCGCCCCACAACTCGACGAGCGCCGGGTACAGCGACTCCGCGTCCGGCAGCTTGACGACGTCCTCGAGCGTCCACGTATGCGAGCTGTAGCCTCGGTGATCGGGGAAGTTTTCGCGCTCGCGATAAGGACGGTGACGCTCGGAGCCAGGACGGGTCACGTCGTAAAACAGCCCGCGTCGATCGCGACCGGGCGTACCGCCGAGGCCGAGGCATCGCACGCGCGGACCGATCACCTGATAGACCGTGTACTCGAGCAGCGACGGTTTGATCGCGCCGCACTCGTCGAATTGAACCTCGTCGTACGTCTCGCCGCGCCACTTG